CCTTACGGGGGCGGGATCGGGTCGGGATAGCTCTGCGGAGGATTAGACAGTAAAGCCGGCGAAAAGCCCCCCACAGGTGTGAGCACTGCAACCGCCGACACCGCCGCCCGCGCCCACCGCGCTGAAGGAATTGCCGCCATTGCAATAAGGGGAGCGCAGCGGAGCCCAAACAGCCGTGCCCCGGTTGTCATGCCGGTACAACTGCTTATTGTTACCAGCCTTAAAATACTGGTACTGCTCCTGGTAGCCGCCCTCGTAGCTGTTGGCATAGGTACGGCTTCCGCCGTAGATCTCCTTCTCCGCGAAGCGGAACAGGTAATCCACCGAGGACGACACATTCCCGGCCACATCACCAGTGCCCCCCGCTACGTTGTCCGTGAACTTAGTCACCGACTTCATCACTTGCCGTAGGTCCTTGGGTAGCGCCGCCATGAGGGTATTCGCCACCGGGCTATTCACGATGTCGTAGCTTTGGGGGTCGTAGCCCACCCGGCCAGAGCTTGGGGAACTGCCGTAGCCGCTGGGCTGCTTGTTGGTGCTGCCCAGGATGTCATACCGAGCGTCACAGCCCTTCCAGCCGCCGTAGTTGTAGTTCCCCCAGTGGTTGGTATTGAACCCCTTCCGACCGTCCGTATAGCTGCTGTTGTAGTTGCTATCACACAGCGCGACCTGGGTGCCGCTGATCTTGCCAATAGCCCAATGGATGCGGTTGCTGCCCTCCCGGCTGGCATTGTGGTTAAAGCCGACAATGAATGTGTCGACCTGCAGGTTACTGAGCGCCAGGGTCCCCACAGTGCCGTTGAGGTTGATGGGCTTGGTGTCTCCCACGCTCCACACATTGGCCGCTTCGTTAGCGTCACTGGCCGCACGGATCGCCGCCCAGGTGTTGGCGCTCAGAGAATCGTCGAATACATTCACTGTCACGTTACAGGTCTTGGAGGCGGGGGCCGTGTAGTTCGTCCCGGCGGCCACATGGACGGTGATAACGGCAGTGCCATAGGATTTTCCGGTCACGGTGACGGTATTGCCGGACACGCTCACAGAGGCCACGCCGGTAGCATTGGATTCTGCCGTAACCGTTCCGTCACCCGCCCGGACGGCGGTGATGGTCCCGCTCTTAGTGGTGGAGTTCAGCGTCAGGGTCTGAGGGTTGAGGGATAGGCTTCCGGCTGCCTTCCCGATGGTCCACTGTACCGTCTGCGGGCCGGTTCCCCCGCCAGACCACTGATAGTTCTCGGTCGGCGTGAATGTAGCGTCATAGTTGCCTGCGTTCACGCCGCTGCTGTCCCCGCCCAACGTCAGCTTAGCCGGGTCATAGTTGGACCACTGCGGCGTCAACACAGAGCCGGTATAGGTAAGCGTTCCGCTCTGGGTGGGGGCTGCGGATACCGTAGCCCGGCCGATACTCCAGGCGGCGTTCTTTGCCGCCGTGCTACTATCCGGCCACTGGTAATTTGCCGTCGGAGTAAATGTAGCGGTATAGCTTCCGGCGTTGATTCCACTCGTCGTACCACCGAGCGTCAATTTGGAGCTGTCATAATCCGCCCATGTAGGACTCTTGGAATTGCCGTCGTAAGTCAAGCTCCCGCTTTGCGTGGGAATGGTTGCCACTGTGGCTCGTCCAATGGTCCACTGTACGGTTTTAGCCTCGCTGCCGCCGCCGGTCCAGGTATATCCCTTTTTGGGGGTAAACTGCACTTCATAAGTCCCGGCATCGGTGGCCTTAGTAGTACCGCCTATATCCATCATCTCCGGGTTGTACCCATTCCAACTTGGGGTCTGCTCGGAGCCGGTATAGGTCAAGCTGCCGTTCTGCGTAGGGACTACGCTGATGGTGTGAGTAATGGCATCAATTCGTTCAGCCAGATCGGGGTGGGCCTCCGGGTCCTTATTGTGGGCGGTAACGGCCGCCGTCAGATCCTCCTGGCTTACTGTGTCCAGGGCCGGGTTAATGACGAACTGTAGTACCGAGGCGTCGGCCACAACGATGTGCATGAGCATGGTGAGCTTTCCGGACACGCCGCCGGAGATTGCCACCTTCTCAGTGTCTGGGGTATTGCACACGGCGACCATTACGCCGTCGTCCGAGTAAATAGCCGCTTCGCGAACCACAAAGCCGCCCACATCTTCTCCGATGACGATTTTCACGTCGATCATATTTGCCGTGGTGGTGCTGATAGTCGCGCTGACGATCTCGCCCCGCCATTTCTCGTTCTTCAATTCAGTCTGGGCAGGGGTCGGGGAATATGGCTCCCCGTTGCCATCGCCCACGGCGGCCTCGGTGATGGGGAGCTTGGTGCCGTTCAAGATACACTCGGCAATCAGAGCGGCTCCCGCATTGGTGATGACCGTCCCATAGGTCGTTGCCATAGGGTCATTCCTCCTTCGGATAAATTTCAACACGGGCGTGGTATTCCAGAGGCCCAGCCATAACGATAGCCCCTTGACTTTCCAGCTCGCTGATGATTTGGGGCCATATTTCCATATAACTGGACTGTTCGGTGTAGGCTCCGTGAGTTATGGTGCCGTAGGTCTGCAAGAAAGCGGTCATAAGGACCAGCATATTGCACGGGCGGACTGCCAGCAGCATATCTAGGATTTCGCCTGCTAGGCTGCTGGCGTTAGGTAGGGCGTTGTAGTCAAGCTGGATATTCACCACATAACCAGACACCGTCAACTCATAGCCAGTAGCCCCGCACAGGCCCGCCAGCCAGTTCCGCAGCCACGGCACAGTATAGGGTAACTCCAGATTCCACATAGCCTTAATTCGGGCCTTGCGGACCTCCATGCTATCCGTGTCCTTTGGGTAGATGCGAAGCTCACGCTCCCACACGGATACCCCGTTTTCATCAGCAGTGTCTAGGAATTGGTTTGCTAGGACCAGGGTCAGCGCATCCCAGGCCACCGCTATCTCCGGCTCGTTAGCCTTGTTGATGGTCTGTATTTCAAGCACCTCCCGCAGCACAGGGGGTAGGTAATTCAAAAGCCGTCTATCCATCGGTTACCTCTCCTCTGGCGGGAATGCTGTCCGGGCTGAGCGCGTGGTTGCTTTCCTTCCCGTTGATTTTCGTCCCCCCGATGTCCGTGACCATATCGGAGCATTCAGAGAGGATGCGGCTTTCAATTTGCGAAATACGGACGGTTAAAAAATCAGAGCCAGCCCAGCTCCGGGCCAGCTCTTGGAAGTAACTGTCGATGACCTTTTCAATATAGCTTTTCGCAGATTCCCAGTCCCAGCCTTGTGCGTAAGTGAGGTGCAGCTCAATGTCGACACTCTCGGCGGCCACCCCTACCACCGAAACCACATGGCCAATAGGGGCCACCCCCAGGCCCTCTCCTGCATTTTGGATCGGGTCAATGGCGGTTTGAATCTCTTCCAGCAGTGTTGGTGACGGGGCCTTGTAGTCGGAGGCCATAACGACCAACTTCACGACCCCGCCCACAGTCAGCAACTTGTTTTTTGCCGCTGTATAAACTGCGGTAAGCCATGTAGCCACATCCTCTTCCAAGGTGTCGACCGTTTCGTTGTACCAGCTTTCCACGCCCTTGTCTGGAATTAGGCTAGAAGGAGCGAGGCCCTCATTCCATACGGCGTGAACCTTGACATCGCCCACGCCAGGCATAGCCAGCACTTGTTCCCGGTAATCCGCTTGGTTCCCCCCAAATGCCTGGGACTGAAAACTGTCGAGCACCCGCTGCCGGAAAGTCTCCGTTTCCTCCTCGTCGTCTCCAGGGATCAGCAGCTCCACCAATTCCGCATGGGTAAGGCCCTGCACATACTCCACCGGAACCAGCGCCCCGCTGTAGCTGTTGGCGACTGTTCCTGGTGTCTCACAGGTGACTTGGTGGCTAAGTCCAGTTTCTGTATCGTAGCTGGTGTCCATACGGGCGGTTACAGCAAAGTTCAAGTCTTCACAGGAAAAACGAGTGCCCACTGGCACTTCGATATTAAACTCCGCCCGGAACACAGCCTGGCTGGCCGGATAGGGTGCCATACTGCGATCCGCAGCTCTCCGAATCAAGTACTCTCGTGGAGCCGTGGCAATATAGGTCGCCTGGAACACAAAATCGGCGGCGATGTAAAGCTGGGCAAGCTCCGCCATGGACGGCGCGACCCCGTTCATCACCATGGACCCCTCCCGCTTATCCCCCACAGAAGTCACCCTGGAGAGGGCTCGTGCAAGTAGGGTTTCATAGGTCATATCTTCAAACATCAGATTGCCACCTCCTTTTCTGCCTCTACGTCACCAAAGATAGTCCGTACAGTAAACTGAGCGCGGAGCTGATTCCTGCCTGTTTCAAAGGTCCAGTTCTCCACGCCAGTAATACGGTCATCCTGGGTTAACGCTTCGGTGATACGGCGCTTGATTTCGCTCATAGCGTAGTCCTGAGGCTTGCCGATTAAGTCAATCAGTTCCGCCCCATAGCGTCGGGAATAAATTGGGTAGGCGTACCGTTCCACGTTAAGAATGAGGTACACCGCCTGGCGGACGGCGTCCTGGCCGTCTGTCATTCCCCGTACCCGCCCCCGGTCAATGTCCAGCTTGTGGGTGTCGCTGGGCTGTGTCTCCATAGTAAAAGCAATCAGGTTCAGGTCATCCCCGGTAGTCGGTAGCGTAGCCATTACGGTGCCTCCCATCTGTCCAGAACGATATATTGCTGGCCGCCGTCGCACCGCAGCAGGGTAACCTTTTCATCCTTTTTGAGCCCAAGATGTACCCGGAAGGACTTCCGCCCCTTGTAGGGGTGGGAGTGTTCCACCGCTGTTGCGGAGCCGCCGCCGGTATAGGTGTCCACGACTGGATGACCGTGGCTGATGCTTTCCGTTACATGGTCTACCGTCATTTCCACTGTGAAGTCCCGGACGGCGTTGGTAAGAATCAGCTGAGTTTCAGACAGCACCAGCTTTTGGTCTGTTGTAATTTCCAGCGGGGACACAGCGGTCACGGTCCCGTAACATACCCCCATAGGCCCGTCGGCCTTCACGGCCTCTATGGCTGCCTGTTTCACGCTTCGGACCAGCTGATTGATATCAAGCGACAAACGTACCACCTCGCATATTCAAGTCCATTACGTGCTGTTCGTTGCTGAAGGTATGCTTGACCTGCTCCACCATGAGATAACTCGACAGGTTCATATCCCCTAGCCCCAGCATAACTACCAGCATCGTCCCGGCCCGCACCCGGACATCCCCCAGCACATCTTTGAGCTTAAGTGTCCGGGTCTTGGTGTTGTAGAGACTAAGAAGGGCGTCAGCCATCGCCTTGGCGTTGGCTGTACTGTCGATTTTTTCATAGTACTGTAGGACACCCCACTGATTGATGCTGGAGCCGTCCTGGGCAATGAAGATCTCCCGCTTGCCGGTATCCTTATTCTCATAGGATAGCTTCACCTTATCGTAGGTCTGGGAGGCAATAGAGGTCTTATAATCGAAGTCCCCGGCTGTTTCATTGTCAACAAGCAACCCCAGCTTCATATCGCCGATATTTTTCAGCGTTAACTTGCCCACATCGTCATAGAGCACGTACATCTGTGATGTGGCTTTTAAGGTCTCGTCCAAAGCTGTCTGAATGATGTCAAAGAGAGTCTTGTTGTCCTCCACCCGGCTGGCGATTGTGTAGCCCGTATCCGCCAGGGCCCCCACATTGAGCTGGAAGTCCTCGGCAATCATACGGATGACCGCCGCCGCTGTCTTATTTGAATACACATAGGTGTCCTTGTTTTTGAGGTAGTAGAGCTGATCATAGACCGTGATGGTGATGACCTGATCCATACTCCCCTTCCTCGCCTTTTCAAAGACAAACCCATAGAAAATGGGGGTGCCGTCCACGGAAAAGCGGCAGGGGTCCCCTTCTTGGAAGCTCAGGCCAGGGGTTTTGACAATGTCAGCCGTGAGTTTGCCCGGCTGTCCTTGGCGTTCCCATTCAATGCTCACGCTTTCTACCACCGGGGGCAGCATAACGGCCCCCTGGTGCTGTATTAGTAGTTCATAGGTCATGGCAACGTAAGCACCTGCCCTGGGTAAATCAAATTCGGGTTGCTAATCTTATCCGTGTTCGCGTTGTATATCTTGCTGTACTCGGCGCCCTTACCGTAATACTTGGCCGCGATGGCCCACAGAGAGTCCCCGGCCTTGACCGTGTAGGTCTTGGCTGTCGGGGCGGTACTTTCCTCCCGCTCCTTCTCGACGGCCACGGTAGCCGGTTCCCCGGCCGTCTGTGGTTGCTCTACGGTTGCGGTTTTTGTCCCGTAGTCCCGCCACTGCTTAAGGTTGACGTCTACTGTCACGTCCAGTCCACTCTTGGCGTCCTCCGTGATGTTGTAGTCCTCCACGCTTACCTTGATGTTGGTATCGTAGAGCGCCCCACCGGAAGGGGCTCTCCGCACTAGAATGAACTGAGTGGTCTGCTTGCTGGTCTTAAGTAGCTCCAACACACTCAAATAGTAATCTGGGGAGTTGGAGCCGGTGAGCATGGGTAGATCAAATGGCACTGTTATCTCGGTAAGCCCTGGAAAGCGTAGGAAGTTGACCTCCCCCTCGTTCAGTAGCACAAGGGTTTTATTCTTTCCCTTAATTTTGACCTGCAGTTTACTAGGCGTAGGCCACTGCACTCCACCCAAATAACAGGAATAGCTCATACGTGCACCCCTTCCGCCGCTGTTAGCAGGGCTTCTGTAAAACCATCGGTTAGTGCGGAGATTACGCCGTCTAGGTCAGCCCCACCCTCAATCCGGTTCTGCATTCCAGTCATATCAATTTTAACTTCGGCGGTCGTAAAGCGGTTAATGGCATCCCGTTCCGCAATATCCCGGAGATACTCGAGTTCCTCCGTAGTCGCCGTTAGAGCATCAGCGGTGGCTCCAGTATTGGCCGCCGTCAGGGCCGCATTATTGGAGATGTCGTCCAGCGCAAAGGGGGAGTCGGCCCCATAGTTTTCGGCGGCCCCAAGGTCAAAGTTAAACAGGCCGCCCACCGCGTCTTCGATGCCGCGTCCCAGGCTGTTTCCGGCAGCCCAGGCGTCTCCGTACTCAATCCGCTGAATCTGATAGTCGGAGGCGTTCAGCTTCTCCATGACCTCAACTTGATCGCCAACAATTTCTTCCACCTTTGTGGCCACCGTGTTACGGAAGCCAGCCACCGCACTAGACATATCGGTGCCCAGCACAGTATCAATCAGCGATGCGGCACTTTGGACGATTCCTAAAATGAAGTCAAACATTCCGGCGAATAGGTTGATGATGGCTCCCACGGGGTCATTGAACACATTAGCAAAGAAGTTCGCAAAGGTGGCAATCAGGTTATAGAGCTCCACCCCAATTCCGATGACGAAGTTCACCACGCCCAGAATCAGATTGATAATAAACGCCCCCGCCACAGCGAAAGCGCCCATGACGATTCCTGTTGCGGACAGGGACGTCCCAGCAAAGTGGTTGATGGCCGCCACAGCTGCGTAGAAGGCCGCCACAAGAGCGATAATAAGCAGGACTATCCAAGTAATAGGACAAGCCAAGAGCGCCGCATTGAGGCCGTATTGGGCCACCGTGGCCGCGAAAGTCGCCCCGGTACTCATAGCCAGAGCTGCTGCCTTTACGCCCTCTGCAAGCGCCGTGGCCGCATTGAGGCCGTTTGTGATAAGTGCCACGGTATTGTAAGCGACGAAAGCCGCCACCAGCCCCCATACAATGGGCTCCAGCCAGCTCCAGTTATCTACCACTAGAGAGCCGCCGCTTATCAGTAAGTCAAGAACCACACCCGCCACAGCGGCTATGGTGGCCAGCCCGCTCACAATACCGTCGGTCACCGTCTCAAACCGCTCACTGTTCGCAACCTGATTCAGCTTGGAAAGGACCGGGTCAAAGGCCGCTATGGCCTTATTCTGCATCTGTGTCCATACCTGCCCCCAGGTCATGGGCATTTGCTGGAAACGGGCCTCTACTTCATCAGCGGAGTTGAAAACCGCTGCCTTGATAACGTCTGCGGTCAGGAGGCCCTCCGAGGACCAGTCCTTCATTGCCCCCGTTGCTCCCTGCACATTTCTCATATATTCCTCAATGGCTCCGGCAAGCATGGGTGCATTCTCGATGATGGAGCGGTACTCATCGCCCTGGAGGCGTCCCGAGCCCATAGCCTGAGTTAGCTGGTACATAGCCGCTGCCTGTTCTGTAGCAGACGATCCGCCAATGACGAAGTTCTTATTCAGCAGTTCCGTGAATCGAATCAGTTCGTCGTTGCTATTAAACGCATCTCCGGCCTGAAGCCCTAGCTTGCTAATCGTCTGCATCGTGCCCAAGTAGGATGCCCTAGACCTCTGCGCTGAGGCCATGATTTTCTGCTCCAGCGCGTCTACGGAGCCGCCGTCGTCGACAATAAGCGACAGGCGGGCGGAACTACTGGCAAGCTGGTCGGATAGTCCGAGGACTGCTTTCGCTCCCGCTCCGGCAGCCAGCGTCGTCACAATGCCTTTGACCTTGCCCAACAGTCCGTCCGCAGCACTTGCCCCATTTCGAAGCCCCTTGTTAAGAACTTCTTCCTGCTGCGCCGCCCGACGGTAGGCTTCCGCCATGTTGTCGACATCCCGGTTCGCCTCCGCCAGCGCCGCTCTGGCCGCCTGGATTTGGGTCACGTCTACCGCTCGCCCAGAGGCCCGCTGGACCTGCTCAAATGCATTGAGGGTTGTACTCAGTCCGTTTGTGATTCTTTTCAGCACTCCGCTGATACCGTCATTTAGGACCATTTGCGATCTGATCGTTGCCACGAACTCACCTCCCATTTGGGCATAGAAAGAGCCACCCTCCCGCCATGGGAGAGTGGCTCTGCTTAAAGCTCGATTTTAGTGTGCTGGTGCGGTCGCTTTTGAAAGAGCTCGGCCAGCTCTCGGCACTTCGGCGTGTGCGTAGCGAAAAAGGAAAGCACCGCCGGAGTCCCGTCTTTTCCGATGTAGTGAATTATCAGATAGGATTCCGTCTGCTGTGTCTGTTTCTCCTTGATCCGGCCGCCCACGACTGCTCCGATAGGCCCCGCAACTGCGGCTCCAAGAAGTGCGCCGCCCGCGCTACTGACAAACTGGGTCTGCCGGTCCACGTTTGTCTGGATGCTTACGCTCTGAATCTTGTCCATACTAAGGTCGTACTCTACGCCCCCAGCGTCAATCTCGACGTGGTCGTCAAAGTAGTACACTTGCGCGAGTGTCCGCTCTGGAACCGGAAGCCCGGATGCGCTGGGGACGGATACGAACACCCTGACCCCCGGCTGCTCGGCCTTGGCCCTGATTTCTGGATTCAGCTTTGGCTTAAATAACCCCATATCCGTGCACCATCCTTCTTGCTTATAGCCCCATCATAGCCATCAAACGGCGCAATGTCAAGGCCGCCACGTTTATCGGCGCTTGCCTCGCTTCATTTTGCTTTTCAGCTCGGCTTCCTTTTTCCTCTCCGCCTCGCAACGGACATTGATGGATGCTATCACGAAGGCCCGCTCACGACTTGGCAGATTTAAAAACTTGGACGGCGGCCACCCGAATCGCTGTAAGCAGAAATGCGCGAAGTTGGCCTCCGGGTCGCCGTCCATTATCAGTTTTTTGCGTCGTTAACCAACTCGTCCTCGGTTTTGAAACCATTGTGCTGGAACACCTCAGTCACATAGTCGTCAAACTCACCGCCGATCAGCAGCTTGCCAATCAGCTCCTCCGGCTTGGCAACCCCCCAGCTGTTCTGCAGCTCGGCGTTGTTGAGGTCCGGGAATACCGTGCAACGGGCGGCCACACGAGCCTGGAAGGTATAGGTGTCGAGTTGCTGGGTGTACTGTCCCTTTTTGCCCGCCACGGGCACCTGGCGAATACAGGCACCCCGGATGCGGGCGTATTCGTCGGCGGAGATACAGCAGATCTCCCATTCCACGGGCTTGCCGTCCTCCCCCTTGATTCGGTGGGAGGCAACGTATTTGTGATTCTTTACTTGCTCCACATTGGGCTGCATAAACGCAGACAGATTGCTCATAGGTCAAATCTCCCTTCTTACATATAGGCCGGATTGGTGTGCTGCTCCGGCCGGGTGAAGCTGTCACAGTAGCCCTCAATGGACTGTTCGACAAAATCGCCCTCGGAATTGAACATAGAAAGCAGCACGTCGCCGTCTAGGATACAGTCGTTGTAAATCTTGGTGCTACGCCCCACCGAGGTGGCGGGGTCATCGTTGGAGGTTTGGACAGTGAAGGTCGGCATTACGCCGGTTTTGAGGAACCGCTCCACCACAGTGTCGAAGATCTCTGTGCACTTGTAGATGGTCATGGAAAAGGCCAGCGCCATCGTCTGTGCCTTGTGGCCTACCACCGGGTTCCCCAGTTTGTAGACCTCTTTGGTGTTGATGGTTGCCTTACCCTCGAACTCCTTCGCCATCAGCATGGAGTAGCGCGTGCCGTCAATGGTGGCAAAGCACTCCGCATAGTTGGCGCTGACAGCGTCCTGGGTATTCATACTCTGGTTCATTTAGCGCGCCTCCCTTACTGGATGATAACGCTCATATAGAGCTTTGCCATGGCGTTGACGATGTTAAGTCCGTCAACGGTGCAGAGGACAGCGTTTTTCGCGTCGCCCTGTTCGCAGGTCACGATCTCCGGGTCAAAGTCCTGCACGGCCCGAATGGTGTTCAGGTCCTGAATGAGCTTGGTGATGTCGCCCCAAAGAGAGGACCGCCCGGAAGCGTCATTGGGAACAGTACCCAGGTACTTGGTCGCGAACAGGACCGCCGTATCGTTGGCAATCTGGTCACACACGCGCATGGTCTGGTTGGACTGGAAGATTTCCCCCTTAGTATCGGACAGGGTAAGCAGGGTGTTAATGTCATCCAAAATCCGGGGGTCGCCGTTCACGTTGTGAATCAGCAGCTTTCCTGCCTTTAGAGCTGCCTCCAGCTCTGCCTGGGTGTAGTTGGTGTCAATGGTCAGTTCCCCATCATACTTGAAGTTGGTGAGGGACTTATTGACGGCGCACCCCGCCTCAGCCCCGGCCAACCAATAGACCAACAGGTGCTCCGGTACGTCAGCGATGCTGGAGTGGGTCACCTTGTTCCAGACGCCGATAATGCCCTCGTAGTCGGCGGTGGTGGGCTGCCAGGCTACCAGTTGGAACTTGCTGCCCACCTCGTCCCGTAACCGGCTGGTGAACTGCTGATACAGCTTGATCGTGGTAGGGTCGGCTGTAGGGCAGCAGAGGACGTTGTAAGAGTAGGGCTCGATCTTGTCGAGAAACGCCTGGTGACTCTCGCCGTTGATGGACGAGACATTCTCTCCGCCCTCCAGGGGTTTCCCGGCAGTGGCTTCCAGGGTGCCGGACGCCTTGAAGTCCACCCAGTCGTTTCCAACCAAGTCAGCCGCCTTCGATACGGTCTGCATATCCACCACAGCGCCGTCCACAAGGGTGCTGACATCCCAGAGGGAGCCTTCATCCACATTGGCAGCCACTGTGATGGCGATATCGTTGCCACGAGTTCCGCCGTACTTGGCTGTTGCCAGGTCGTTGGTGGCCTTTACCGCGCCCTTGCCCAGCCGGTAACAGTACACAGTGGTCGCGTGAGTGAAAATCTCACGCAGGGGCAGCAGGGCCGGGTCGGTGTAGCCGTAGCCGAAAATGGTCTTGCTATTCTTCTGCATATCCCCAGAGGTCACAGGGAAAACCTGCTCCTCCGGGCCCCAGTTCAGCTCGAAAGGGGCTGCCGCATATCCGCGGTCGGAAAGCGTAGCAGACGCCCTGGGCACACTGGAGAAGTTAACGTAGTAACCAGGCAGGACCTTGTTCTGGGTCTGCCAGGTGCCGCCGCCCAATGCCATCTTACTTCACCTTTCCTTTCATAAAGCCGTCAATGAGGCGGTCCGCCTCGTTCAGTGTGTAGGTTTTGCCATGTTCCAGCAGGGCCATGATAAGGTCCCGCCGCTTGGCGTATCGCTTGGAGGCCGCCAGCTGCTCCTTGGTAAACACAGCCTCGGTAGTCTCCGCCTTAGGCGTTTTTGCCGTTGCCATTGTTATCCCTCCATTTCAAGTTCCAAAGTTTCCATGAAGTCCTCGTCCTTGGGCGTATAGATGTAATGGTCGTAGCTCACCAAGATATGCAGGACCCCATCCTCCACCGACCACTCACAGCTGGTACAGTGGATAACATCCCCCTCCGGGGTGGTGATGTCCTCCAGAGCGCGGACCAGAACGTCCGCCGTCCTGTAGCACTCCGCCATTCCTTCTTTGGGGTAATAGATCACGTCTAGCGTTGGCGTTCGAAGATAACGGCTTCCCACCTGCCGAGTGTGTCCGGCAGAAGGCATAATCACGTTGAGGTCCCCAGGCTTGAGCCCCTGCTGGACATCTCCACCATGCACCTGTGCGACAGGGATTGCCCTATGGAGCGCCAGGCTCACGCCGTCATAGATGCTCGAAAAATCCAGGTTAGACATTGAACGCCTCCCGCAGTAACCGTTCTAGCTTCTTCTCAAGAATCGCCGGAGCCATACGCTCTAGGTCCCGCTCGGAGAGAGTCAGGAAGTACTGGCCCGCGACCCAGCCTTGGCCGCCCCGTGTCCGATGCCCGAACTCCACATAGCTGGCATAGTGCACCGGGTTGATCACCTCAATGTAGAAGTTCCGTCCCCGCTTGAATACCGGCAGAGAGTTGGCGTAGGCCGTCGGGTTTGCCTTGGGGCCCCCACCCGCCCGAGCCGCTTCTTCCGTTTTAGCCGTCCAGCCTCGGCGCAGGGTTCCGCCCTTTCGCCCACTCTGCTTTGGGTACTTGCCCACCGGCGTCCGAGGGATGACCAGGGCCAGCAGCCGGGCGGCCAACTCACGAGACGCTTCTTCGCAAAATCGGGTCAAATCCATGCTTTGGAGCTTCTGCAAATTTTGCTGCAGCTTCTGAAGCTGCTTGTAATCACATCTTCCCCACTGCATTAGGCCCACCCCTTCCACAACTCCAGCGGAACTTCCTGGTGGCTGGTATAGACCGCCGGAGTCCCGCTCCGGCCATAGTCACGAGTGACTCCATTCTGTGTCACGGTAACTTTTGACCCCTCCGGGATTTCCACAGAGGGGTCAATGTATAGCACTGTGGTCTGGGTCACCTGAGCCGCTTCTTCAGCCGGCTCCGTATTCTTGACCGTTTTGTGGGACAGGCGGCAGGGCTGCTCTGTAGCAGATGCCTGTTCCGTCTGCTCTGTGCGGCCAGTGGTGGGGTTGAGTGCCCCGACCCGCACATATACTGTAGCTTTGCCGGTCCAGAGCCGTTGTATGGCCTTCTTATAGGCCGGGCTATCAATTACCATCGCAGCCTCCTAAACCTCGCCAGGGTACTTTCTGGAGGGTGCATCATGCGATCCAGCAGCACATCAAATCGGCTTTCTGCGCTGCTGGACCCGTCACTAGCTCCGGCAAAGGTTACAGAGATGTCACCCTCTGTGATGCTCTTGACCGGGGAATCAAAGTCAAAGCCCTCCAGGTCTCCGGCGGCCTTCTTATTGAACAGGAACTGCCCGGCGGCCATCTCCACGAGCGTATAGAAAAGGCCGTCAGGCAGTTCCCGGTGGTTGATATTTGCCAAAATGTCCAGTTCACATTTTGGAATCAGGTACTCAAGGCTCACTCTGTCGGCTTCCGTGGAGGTGTAGCCCAGCGTGGCCAGCCGGGCCACCACCGCTTCATATACGCTCATCATAGCCGTTAACCCCTGGAGAGGATGCGGGCGATGGGCACGGCCTTGTCGGCCACATAGGACCGCTGGCCCTCGTCACTTTCGCCGGAGTGGACCAGACACCAGTTCTCTCCCTTGGCCAGTTCCTCGTCAGTGGGAGAGAGGGACTGCTGACTCTTCTTCTCATAGGAGATGCCGAAGGGCGCGAACACCTTACGCTGGCGGGTATAAAGGGTATCCTGGCCGCCCTTAGTTTTGGGGTCACGGGCCATCTCGTAGGGTACACGGGCCCCGATGTCCTCGTAGCTGATGCAGCCGTCGCCCAGCACATAGGTCACATACTGCGTCCCGGCCACCACATAGCTGTCAGTATCAGGAGTGCCAGTGCCGAAGTAGGGGGTAACGTCAGACTTATTGATCTGGCCGGTGGTGGCACTGGAATCCTTGACCTGCAATGCGCCGGGAGTCTCCGCATCGGCGGGGAAGTAGCCATCGGTGGCAGGCATACCGTCGTCGACCACTACCAGCTTGCCGTTCCAGGTGTAAAGGGCGAGGTCGCGAGTGATGCCGTCCTTATCGGTGAACTTCAGCGCGGTCAGCAGGTTGAGGTTCTCCAAGTTGGTGGACACTGCAGAATGCATGAACACCAGGGAGAACTTCTTCTTGCGGTCACCACAAGCCTGGGCGGTGGCGGAGTTCATAGTGGTGGCCTCTAGGTTTCCGTCCACGGTGTAGGTGTGCTTGGTCACGAACTCTCCGCTCTTGCCCCCAGTCATAGAGAACACGCCCTTGAGGATTGCCAGGATGGTGTCCTGGTCCACATCCTCCCAATAGGCGGCCACCTGCTGGGCCACATTGTCCATCCAGCCCACGCCGCCGGTGATGTCCGTGGAGAAATCCAGCTCAGTCCACGCCTTGGCCCGGCCGATGACTACCACGCCCTGCTCGAAGGTCTTGGTGGAGGTGGCGGTGATGTCGGTCTTGCCGTCGTAGTTCACAGCGTCGCCATCCAGCAGACCACGCATAGCGATCCGAGCATAGGCGGTGCCGTTCTGGGCGGAGAACACGTTGCGGATGTCGGAGTTCCCCGTCAAAGCACGGGACTTGCGGATTTCGTTCAGCCGGGTGCGGGGCACACGGTCTACAGTGTACTTGAACGCCTGAGGGTTAAAGCTCTTCGCGTCAAACTTATCGTTTGCCATAGTTCAATCATCCTTTCTCAGTATCGGTCTCGGTGTCGGTTTTCTTCTTGCGGCCGGATTTGGCCTTTGCTGGCGTGTTTACGCCCGTTTCATCCTCCGGAGTATCCGTGCCCGCCTTGGCCAGTTCAAAGGCGTCAGCGCCCGCCGTAGGCGTGTCGTTGGCAGAGAAATCGCTCATGCGGGCGAGCACCTCGCACGTCACCGCCTCCGCCAATTCATCCAGGGAGGGGATGTGCTCCGCCATGTACTGCACCACGCCCTCTTGAGTGCGGGGCAGTGCAGAAGCTGGCTTGCCGGTCAACTTAGACGCCAGATTTCTCAAAGCATCCTCGAAGGACACGGCACGGGCTGGGATTGTCATGTTTCTCATAGGGTCACCTCTCAGTCCAATTTCGCGTCGGGGTTCTGAGCCAGGTATTCCGCCAGCTCGTCATAAGACATCTCCGAGGGCTTTTTATCGGAGCCGGGCTTGCCCTTGTCTCCGCCCTCTCCGGGCTTCCAGCCGCTGTACTTGCCGTCCTTGGTAGCAAAGAGGAAGCCCGTAGCATCGTCCTTCTTCATCGCCTCCACCTTGGCGGCCAGCGTGACCATTTCCTCACCCACCTTGGCTGTCACTTTGCCATCCACGATTTTGGCGTCCTTGAGGAAATCCTCCAGAACAGCGCGGGTGGCAACTGTGTTTCGCGCACCAGCAGCAGTCAGTTCCGCATCGACAGCGGCGGCCAGACGTACACTAGCGAGTTCCTTCTCATAGGCCGCCTTGGCATCCTTGTTCTGCTGGGTAAGGGTATCGATCTGCTTCTTCAGCTCAGCGTTGTCACCTGCGGCTTCCTTCAGCTGCTCCAGCTGCTTGTCCCGGTCCTTGATCGTGGCGTTAAGCTGGCTCACTTGTGTCTCCGCCTCTTTGAGCTTGGCGGTCTTGTCGTTGAAGTCTGCGCGGGCCACAAACCGCTCCCCCAAAGCCGTGCACACCTTGGCGTCTATGTCCTCCGTGTAGACGTCTCCCAGGATGTCCTTAATCCACTGCAATTTCATAACTGGCTCCTTTCCGCTGCCGTCCTTTTGACCGGGCCTGTCCCCGTATGGCAGCCGCCCTGCTGTGTCCGCCGGGCCAGCGGTATTTTTTTGTATGAAAAAAGCACCGGGCTTTTCAGCTCGATGCTTTCATCAACGATTCGGTTATAGCTGGTCACGTCGGCACCACCAGAACATCCCCGGTTTCCTTCATGACCGCATACTCGGCCTCTTGGCCTTCCACACTGCACAGGAACACGTACTGTTCCCCGGTCGTGGAAATACACTCTTTGACCTCCAAGTGATAGCTCTCACCAGTCTCTCCATCCTCCTCTTGGTAGCTCTGGAGAATGGTTCTTGCTTCCTTTTCGCTCACGGCTTCTTCACCTCCACAGTGGCCGCTATGATAGCCTGATCCGTCGTCAGCGCCTTATCGTCCATGCGGAAAAATCCAAATCGCCCCTTGGAGCCCCTAGCGAAGTAACCGGAGGCGTCCATGTTTCCGGTCTGGGGGTCCATGTAATGGACTACCCCGCCGGACTTCTCCGCAATAAATACGTGTGCAGCGGGCGGGCGTCCCTTCCACTTGATGTATATCCCATACCGGGCCCCATCTGGAGCGGCGGCCAGTTCCCGCTTAACGGCGGCCTCCGTCTGGTTGAAAGTGTACGATACCGACCGCCCGGCGGCATCTGCGAAACACTCGGAGCCCCAGAAAATTGTGTTGTTCTTCTTCGGCTTCGGCCGGGCAATGACGTCATACCCACGCCGCCGCAACTCGAAGGTCTGCACACACCTCTGGCAATTCACTCGGTAGCCCTGGTCAGAGGAATAGTTGGGATTTGCTCCGGTAATGGCTGGCTTCATGTCCAGAGATGTGCCCTTAGCGGCCCCTACAGCCTTTTCAACTATGTCCATTATAGCAGATTTCCCAGTCCGCACAACCCCCGTCTTCACGTGGCCTTTCTTCCACTCATCGAAGGTAATGCCCGTGGGAATCTTCCCCGTGGTGCCATCCTCATTCCGCACCCACCGTTCTCCGATGCCCACCATATCCGCAAAATACGGCGCGATGCAGCACCGGCACCAAGGATGCAGCGGCGGGGCTGTCAAGCCCGCCTGGTGTTCAGACATTTTGAACACCTTGCCGTCCATGGAGGCGCACAGTTCACAGGTATCATGGTCGAAGGAGGCCACAAACATATATTCCTTGACCCCCAGGCCGTTGAAGCAATCCTTTTGCCCGGCACTGGAGAAATACGCGCTCTCGGTCATCACCAGGCGGCCCGCTTTAGAGCGGGATACATTGAACTGCTTAGAGATTGCGGAGATGGCCCGATCTGGGCCCTCTCCCCGAATAATCATCTGAGTAAGCTGGGTATTGACGCTGGACACCAAGCTCTGCTTATTCATCCAGCAGCGGTCACGGAAGGTCTGTCCGTCGGCCGTCCACGGTCGGGAGAGAACCTTGGAAACGGTACGCTCGTCGAGGGCTTGCATTGTCCAGCCTACGCCGAGGCCCTTTTGGATTTCATAGGCCGTGTGGTAGTAGCCGCCGGTGTAGACCCGCCGGGCAACGGCATCCAGAGTGTCAAGCTGGTTGGAGTACAGCAACTCGGCTTGTTGCTGCAACTGGAGCTTGAGCGCATCCAGCCGGGAGATATGGACTCTGGCGCTGGCGTTTTCCAGCTCCTTCATCCACGCCCCAGTGAGGGCGTTTTCCTCACCGTGCTTGATATACTCCTCCACCGTCCAGCGAAATTCCTCCAATTCACCACTGTTCAAGAGCCGCTTGGCATCAGCCAGAGTAATCTCGTTATTGTCCGCAAATCGCTGATACCAGGCAGCCACCTGCCGCTCAATTTCCGCCTGGGCTATCCGGAATTGAGCGTCTAGGTTTTCCATGTAGCTATAGGACTGATTTAGAAGTGCGTCCTCCATGAGCTTTAGCCGCCGAGCCCAATACTCGGAACTACGCTCTGGCAGCTTATTCGTCGCCATCGCCATCACCGCCGGTCACGCCGTCTTGGGGGTCCCCGCCCTTTTTCCGGTTTGCCATGAAGGCGGCTTGGTATGGGTCTTCCGTGGCCTCCTTCTGTTCTTTCTTGATGCGCTCCAGCTCTTGCTCCGGGTCGGAGATCCACGGATGGTTCTTCACGATAGTTTCATTGGACAAAATACCCACGGAGTTCTTGCAGTTGTTGATGGCCTCGGTTTCGTTGATAAGCACGTCCCGGTCAAAGATAACCTTAACTTCTTCTCCCTCGAAATTTCCCTTTCCGGTGTTGGCGAGGTGCTGGTTGACAAACCAGAGCAACTCCTCCATGGCGGCCTGAAACTCGATTTCGATGCCGTTGGCGTCCAAATCAATGTCCGAGTACATGGACTGGATATTCATCTGATTGGGGTTTCCGCCCATACGCTCGTCCTTGGCGTCGTAGCCCCTGGCGTTTTCAATGATAGCATCCTTTAACAGCGCGAGAATCACTTTGAAATTCTCAGCGTTGACCTCAATTTCCAGAGTGCTTGCCCCACCCTCGGAGCCCTCATAAGACCGGACTTTGATGATGCCATAGGTTGCCAGATTTCGGCGGAGGCGGCCCAAATCCTCCCCGTCATAATTTTTGATAACGATGACGGTATTGTGGATGTCCTCCTCCATACGGTCAGCAAAGGCCGATAAAATCTGATTATAGGCATCCTGGAGACACTTCACTTTGGATAGCAACGGGATTTCGTGGTGAGAGGACTTAAAGCAAATCAGAGGTATCCGTTTCCAGTTATATCCACGCTGTTCCCCGGTTTTCGGGTCTGGGGCCGTGATGTAGTCCCCGGACCTAGCACTGCTATCAGGCTCCAAGGTCCCGTCATCGTGCCGGATGAAACAATCCACCCCGCCACCATGCAGCACCTCTACTTTTATCACGGCTTTCGGGATTTCGGATTCATCGTATTCCTCTACCGCGTACACGTGGACAGCGGCATCCAAGATGGTATGATCTGCGTCAGCCCAGAAAGGAAGCACTTCGTCAGCCGGGAGCCGCTTAAACACCAGTTCTCCAGCATCATAATACAGGTAGAGCCAGCTTTTGCCCCCAATCCAGGCTCCTTCGCCCAGATTTCGCATTACCCGTCGGAAACGGGAGCCAAATACCTGGGAAAGCGCCTCCGCATAGCCCTTATCCTCCGTGTCAAATGAAAAGGGCCGCCCGAAAGAATAGTTTGTCTTCTGGTCTACCATCTTCGCATATTGATTGCTAATGAGCCGATTATTAGGCAGGTGCCGGACTTCAATGGGATCGCCGTTGTCATCTATGGCCATCCGCCGCTTTGCGAGGATGTCCTGCTGGTTATCATAGTACATCTCTCCCGCAAGCTGGCGCTTCCGTTCCGGGGAGCGGAGCCACGCCGTGATCTCCAGCTCCAGAAAACGCTTATCCGTCATACCCCGACGGAAGTCCGTATCCGTGCGTCCAATGCAGTCACCCCGCAGATTGAAGTTCACCATTTCTCTTTCCCCCCTTTCCCTTGTGTCTCTACAGCCGCAGAAAAACCGATGGGCAGGGCCTTGCTTTTCTCTAGCGTGAGGGTCTGCCCAGGAAGCTCCACTTCAATCCGCAGGGTGCGGTATGGTAGTCGCTCGGCCCATTGTTCGATTTTATCTAAGACATATCGCTGCTCAAACATAAAGCACCTCACGCAGTGGGGCCGATACTGAAAATATCAGGCCCGAATACCTTGTGGACGAAGTAGCGCACATCGTCCATAGCGTGGTCGTTTTCTTTGATGGGTCGGTCAAAGCCCGCCTTTTCGTCCCAGCGGTAGAGCTGGAACTCCCGGATACAGTCCCGGCAGCCCTCGCAGAAGAAAATCTCCCCCGTTTTAAGCCTGGTGGCGACGTTGCGAATACCATCCAGGACAGAGTTAGATGCTTTCTCCGCATAGAACCGGCCGTGCCGCCGGATGGCCTCTATGAAGCTGGCAGCCGACGGGTCCACGATGACCGCCCGGATTAACAGGTCCCCGGCCAGCTTCTCCAGCTCGGCGTAGTATTCCTCGTCCGTCAGCTGGCGGCCCACCTTCCGGCTGTCGTAGTAGTACTCCCGAATGCGATACCATTTCCCCTGGGCCTTGCCCCAAAGCCCCATGCTGGTGGGGTTGGCGGTGCCGTAGTCCACGGAGATATAATACCGCTCGTATGGCCGGGGCTTATCCGGCACCACATGAAAATCCCGGTTGAACATGGTGTAGATCAGCCCCTCGGCCACCACCCACAGCCCCAGGATATAGCGGTCGTAGAATACCCCGGAAAACTGCCGCTCATAGCGGGCCCGGACCTCCGGGGCCAGCGCCGGGTTATCGTCCATAGTGAAGTGAAGGTGAAGCGCGTTCATTTTCTTCGGGTTATCGCCCTCGATCCAGTTTTTATAAAACCAGTGTTCGGGGCCTTCCGGGTTGCAGTTGAACCATATCTTGCTCCCCTTGATGGAGCACCGGGCAAGGGCCTGTTCCACGAAGGACCGGGGCATGAGCACCACCTCGTCCAGCAGGGCCCCGGCCAGGGTAATGCCCTGGATCAGCATATAGGAGCTCTCGTCCCGGCCGCCGAACAGGAAGTAGGTGTTCTCCCGCCCCAGGCCGTCTGAAATAATCAGCTTGTTTTCTGACCGGCGCTCCACGATAGTCAGCTCCGGCGGCACCCAATCCCGGAGGTTCAGAACCACATTGCGCCGCAGGCTCTCGATGGTCTTGCCGCACAGCGCGAACCGCTCCCCGTTGAAAGTCGCCATGCTCCAGAGGATGAACCCGACGGTCATGCACACCGTTTTACCGGATCTGATGGAGCCATCACACAGAAGGACGTCCCGGCCACGGAAGCGGGGCTGCTGCCACCAGAGCATAGCTAACTTTTGCCGCTTACTCAATCTCCGGTAAATCATCCGTGTCAATCTCCCCCGTCTGCATGATGGCTTCCAACAGGTTATTCACGGCACCAGGGGCGGCGGCCCCGGAGGACTGTTCCTGCTTGAATTTCAATTCTTCCTGGCGCATCTTCAATTCGGCCTTTCGAATATCCAAGGCAGGACTTTCCCCGGCGGTGTCTCGGATGAACTCCGCCGCCCTGACGTCGCCTTTCATAGCTTCCAGCATAATACCGGCGAGAAGCGCGTCCTGATAGGTTGCATCGTCCGGTGTATAGCCGAAGGTTTTCAGTAAGGTTTTCACAGTCCCCATGAATGGGCCCCGCTCGTTCATGGGGATCTGCGTATTCAGCAGCATGGCCGCAGCCTGACGCATGGCCCTCTTTCGTCGTCGGGATGCCCCGGAGGCCACACCGGCCTTCCGGCCGTTTTCTACTGCGTCCTTGCCGCTTTTGAATTGCGTGGCTTTTCCCTTCTTCAAGTTTTCCGCATTGGCCATACCACCACCTTCCTCCCAAACGCGGGCCGCACTGTCTATCGTCTATGATAAGTCTCCGGGTCCGCTATGTTGTAGGTGCACCAGGTACAATCCCGGATGCAACCTCTGCACTCTTTCGGTGCTGTGTCCGAATCGACCACCGGGGCTTCCCCGCCCAGGGCGAGCAGCTCCCTTCGCTCTAGCCTTGGCCGATCCCAGGACGGCTCCCAGGTGGCGCAGCTTTCGTCCTGCTCCACCCATAGCCCGCTCCCTCGCTCCATCTCCCGAACGGCGTCCACTAGCAAACGGACTCCGACAGGGAAGATGGCCCGCCACAAATCGTGGTAAGTCCACCCAGGCTTAATCCATACCAGCTCTTGTCGGAGGATGTCGCCTCCGTCGGTCTTATCAGTCAGCCGATACACGGTCCCGCCGGAGACATAATCCCCCATGTGGACTGCCCAGCGGACTGCATCTTTCCCCCGGTGTCTAGGTAGCAGCGAGGGGTGGAACCCTATCCCGCCAAACTGGGCCCGTTTCAGGCACTGGCTGGAGATCAGCCAGTGAGAGTGGGCCGCCACAATCAACTCCGTGCCATCGGGGATAAAGCTGGACACCAGGCTTTTGCAGTCCGTTACCAGCGGCAGCCCTTTAACTGCCGCATAGCCATATAGCTTGTCCTGGTGCTTCTGGGGCGGGGCCGGGGCCACACCCACAATCTCATGCCCGGCATCCAGCAGCGCCCGGCAAACCTCTTTCCCGAAGCTACGCTGACCACAAAGAAAAATCTTCATCCCTCTACCTCCCCGATGTACTTGAAGCCCTGCACCGCCCGGAAGTGTCCGCCATAACCAGACCCTATTCCGACCTTCCCGTGCCTGACTCTGGAGCTTTTGATGGTTGCCGCCGACTTCGCCTTGTTGCCGCCGAATAGGACAGCAGAGCACTGTGTCCACTTTGGGCTACGGCGAAGAGCGGCGCACATCTGGGGATGACTTGTGTGAAAATACAAGGGGTATTTGTGGTCGCCACGGCCCCCTCCTTGCTTATGGTACTCAGCGACCCAGTTTAGGAATCGCATCCCGACACCCGCCCCCTGCCACTCAGGCATGGTCACCAAGCGGGTCCCGCGATACCCTCGGACCTCAAAGCGAGGAGCCACCGCCATGTGACACGCCAACTCCCCATCTACAGTCCCGATAAAGTACTCCCCTGCCACCGGCATGGGGAGGTCTAAATAATAATGCGGCTTAAAATACTTCCAGTAACTCTGGTTGACCTTCCATATTTCAAGCTCAATGGTTGGCCGCTGTCGGGGAACCCCACGTTCAAAGGTCCTCGTCTTGGTATCGATGACCCAATCCGGCTGTATCCAGTCCAGAATGTCATAGTGGGGTGTGAGTAACACCACCTTCCCTCCGGGGTTTCCCCGCCGCCACGCCTTCTGAAACGCCTGGGAGCCGATTCGGGCTATCTGGCGATCCACCACCGATGTGAACTCGTCAATAACGATTTCCTGGGGCTTTTCACAGATAATACGGGCCAGCCCCACACGAAACTGCTCGCCGTTGGACAGCACCCTGAAGGGGCGGAGCCAGGACGGCACGGAGCCGAGGCCGACATTTGCCAGCGCCCCGGTCACCTCATTGAAGTCCCCATCCGGGGCGATGCAGTCGATCACCGGCTTATCCGGGGCCCAGCCCGCAGAATAGTCGTATATCTTATCGGTGCCGAAGATAGTCCGCCCGATAGAGGTCTTCCCCGATCCAGACGGGCCCACGACCACCCCGATACTCCAGTCACCGGACAAGTCGGCGTCAATCTCTAGATCGAAGTTACAGCCGTTTTCAGCATTGAACAGGCTTTTCACCCTGGCGGCCCGGTAGCTATTGAAGTCACTGACGTGGTTATGGACTTCTATCCTGGTCATACGGTCACCACCCGGCAATCGTAGCCCATGCCGCACAGCTTGTTATAGCACGCCTCTTGCTCGGCCTCGTCCTTCAAAATAACCGTGACACCGTACTGCTGGGAGTATTCAAACTCGGACTTGGAGAAATCCCCCGGCTTTTCCGAGCTCGCCGGTTCTTCCCCGGTTCCAATCCCCCAGTCAAGGTCCAGGCCGCCAAGGTCCAGCCCCTCCAGCTCTTCCTCCAAAAGGTCAATGTCCCAGGTCGCCAGCTCGTTAGTTTTGTTATCCAGAAGGCGGTACTTCCGCTTCTGTTCCTCGGTCAAGCCCTCTTTGATGATGAACTCGGCCTCTTTCCGCTTCAACCGCTTTAAAGCCCGATACCGGGTGTCCCCCGCAAGAATGATACCATTTTCGTCAATGATAATCGGCGCGATATACGTGCACTGCTGAATACTCTCCATCACCGCCGCAACGGCATCAGCGTTCTTTCTGGGGTTTCGCTCATACGGACGAACTTCTGACAGCTTCTTTGTTACCAGCTGCATATCCATTTTTGCTTACTCCTTTTTGTGGTGTGCCCGCCGTTGGTGACGTTGGCGACCGCCGCCAGCTCGGACCTGCCTCCGTGCAAAGGAGAAACACAGAGACCAGATAGACCTCCCTTCAACAAAAGTGGCGGCCCCCGAAAGCGGAGGCCGCCTGGCTTGGTTGGAATTTTACTCAGTAGCATTATAGCACGGGAATTTAGAAAAAACTTCCCGTCTTTTTCCCATCTTTCTTTTACTCAGTCTCCGTCACACCATACAGCGCCAAAGTGAAATGCCGCAGGGCACTATCCCGTTTACGGTAGATTGTAGACTGTTCCACATTGAGCCGCTCACACAGCTCCCATGCGGCCCCCTTGGCCTGGTGGATGTAAAACCGATCCAACACCAGCCGCTCCTCGTCATCCAGAACTCCAAGTGCTGCATCCACGACACCTACCCATAACTTGGATTCCTGCAATCGACGCTCCAGTTCATCCCGGTGGATGATATTGGACAACATGGCATCCTCCCTAGTGCTCCCGCCCCCCGAAATCGGGGTGCTGTCTGTAGTAGCACTGCGGATGCTGGTATAGCCTATCTCCAATCGCCGGATCTCCTGAGGGATAGTCTCCAGGGCCTTTTGGTGCGCCTCGTAATTTTTCAGCTTGTCAATTGCTTCGCGCTTCCAGTTCATGCTCTCACCTACTTTCTTTCCGTCGCTGCGGCCTTCTTTGCCCATATCACGCCGGGGTCCTTATCCGTAAGTACCCGCCCGCTGGCACACATCACGCACTTAATGCGCCACTTTGGCTGTCCAGGGGACGCGCCGTAGACCCGCTCGAAATGCCCATAGCCCGGCTCCACCCAGGCCCCGCAGCAGTAGCACCGGCCCGGATACTTATTTCTAGCCATAGTCAAGCCACCCCTCTCTTATATTTGTTCACTCTGGCCTTGATGGCCTCCATCATAGCCGCTTGCCCATCCGCCTTTGCATCTAAAGACCGCATAGCATCTTCCTCTACGGTTCCTTCAGCCACCAGAACGATGACGCTCGTGGTATGTTTCTGGCCCTGACGATACAATCGGTCGATAGTCTGTTCCCACAACTCCAGGTCGTAGATCGGCCCAAACCACACAACGATATGCCCGCCGTCCTGCAGGTTTAGACCATGCCCGGCTCCCGCCGGGTGAAGCAACAGCAATGGGATTTCTCCCGCGTTCCATGCAGCTATGGTTTCGCTGTCTTTCAGCTGGACCGCCTGAGGAAATCTGGCCATAATACGGTCCCGCTCGTGCTGATACCGATAGGTCAAAAGCACCGGCTCCCCGTTTGCTTCCTCCAGAATGTCCTCCAGGGCATCCAGCTTTTCGGTATGCAGTTCGTGGGGCTGGTGATCCTCGTCATAAATTGCCCCGCCCGCAATCTGCAACAATTTACCATTGACAGCTGCGGCGCTCCCGGCGTCAATCGTTGCCCCGGCAAGGGGGAGAACAGCTTCCCGCTCCATGCTGTTATACATGGCCCTAACCCCTGGGGAGAGAACCACTGACCTGATAGTTTCCACGAGTTCCGGCATTTTCACGTTGCCCTTGGTTTCCAAACTGACACAGATGTCCCCAATCCTCGCATATATCTCGTCCTCGGCTCCATCACACGGCACCCACTCATAAACAACATATCCATTCCGGCGTCCTGGATTGAAATACCGCCGCTTGTACTCCGTGAAGGTCTTGCCCAATCGCTCTCCCCGGTCCAGTAAGTAGACCTGGGCCCATAAGTTCAATAGACTCTTTGGCCGGGGTGTGCCAGTAAGCCCCCACAAGTACTTCACTAGAGGGCGTACCTTCCTAAGCGCCTTAAATCGCCGGGCGCTCGGATTCCGAAAGCTGGAAAGCTCGTCTATAATGACCACATCGAAGGGCCAGTTCATCCCGTATGCCTTCACCAGCCAATCCACGTTCTCCCGATTTATACAATAAATATCCGCGTCCGCCCGGAGAGCTGCCCGTCGCTCTTTTATGCTTCCCAGCACCCGGCTCACCCGCAGATGCTGTAGATGATCCCATTTGGCGCTCTCGCGGCTCCAAGTATCCTCGGCCACCCGTAGGGGCGCGATCACCAGAACCTTGGACGCCTCGAAGGTATCATACAACAGCCGCTCTGCCGCCGTAAGTGCCACCGAAGTCTTGCCCATGCCAGGCTTTAGAAAAAGGCCGGCTGCTGGGCGTTCCAACAAGTAGTCGATACAGAATTTCTGATATTCGTGGGGGTTGTACTGCATACGCCCACCTCACAATCTTCCCGAGTAGTATTCATCCCACAACTCAGCCCAGTGTTCTTCGACTTCTTCAAAACAGTCGCTACAACAGGTCACATAGTTGCTTTCTTCATCGTGGTACTGGGTACTTTGTCTGCGACGCCTCGGATATTTAAACCACCGGCCGCAGCCAGGGCAGTACCCAAAAAGTCTCCGAACGATATTCATGTGATTTCCTCCAGCATACTGTCGACAGCGTCCTTGCTGTCCGGTACAAAGACTTGAAACCCCAGTGCTCGCAGCCGCTCATGCATCAGCTGCTGTTTCAGCCTGGGTTTTTTACCGAGGTCCTTCGTTTCCGCGAAGTAGACCCGCCCCCCAGGTAAAACTATCAGGCGATCCGGCACCCCAGTCCAGCCAGGGCACACCAGTTTTAAAGCTATTCCCCCTGCGGCCTTCACGCGCTGCCGCAAATATGCTTCCACTGCTTTTTCCATAGGTTCCTCCATGAAATCGGCAATCGTCTGCCGATTTCCGTAATAGCTTCAAATCCGAAATCGCTTGCGGATTTGGTAGTGATGTCCCCCGTGTCGCAGAGCTCTCACGCGCATATATAGCACACGCGCATTAGGCGGTCGGCGCGGGAGTTTTCTGTCTAATCTATTTATTTCATAATTCGTTGTGGTACAAGCGGGACAAAATGCGGAAACCTCTTGCCCCGCATAGATTTAGCGCGTATCTTTCTAGTGCTACACGAGAGGGACACCGGGGACAAGCCCCGCCCCCACCTGTGCCTTTTGTCCCTCCCGTGTCGCACCCTGTATCAATCATCAAGAGACACGACGGAAGCGCGTCTGCTGGCCGTATGGGCCACACCGCTGGCGCTTTGGTTCTTCCTTCCAGCCCCGGAGTTGCCGCAGAATGGCGTTGACCTCAGCGCGGTCCTGGCGGGGGAAGCGATGCGGATCATTACCAAAGCACTCGGCCCATACCTCCACGGCGCTGATATAGTCCCGCCGCACGGTGCCCGCCTCCCGAATACTGTCATCTTCCTGGAACCATCCCCGGCGCTTCTCGGCGCTCATACCGGCCCAGCTCGTGGGGAGTAGGACTTCCAAGTAGTCCTCCACCAGCCCCCGGCGGGGATCGTCCTCGGTGAAGTCTTGCTGCTGTTCCTGGGCGCTTTCTACCAGCTCTGGGGGCAAGGTCAACTTCTCCCCGGCCCGATAGCGCGTGACGGCTTCCGCCCACATCTGGTCAATAACCAGCTGGGTCAGGTCTCCCCACACCGTCTTGCTCGGTGCAGCTTCCCCCAGACGGACCGGCCAGAATCGCCGGTTGCCCGTGTCATCCCGCAGGAAAGCCGTGCTATTGGTGGTGCCAATGAACACACACCGCCGGGGATGATCCTCCACCCGACGGCCATAGGCGGCCCGGTAGCTGTCCACCGTTTTTGAGATGAAGTTCTTGGTTGTCTCAATTTCAATTTTTCGCATGGCCGCCAGCTCGCCAAGCTCCACCAGCCAAAACCCCTGGATGCCCTCATAGGCTTCCTTGGTCCCGATACCAGCCAAGCTATCGGTGTACCAGCCGTTGGACATCTTCGCCACTAATGTACTTTTCCCTCGGCCCTGTGGGCCCGACAGGGTCAGCACATAGTCGAACTTACAGCCGGGGTCATAGATGCGGGCCACAGCAGCCGTGAAGGTCTTACGGGTCACCGCTCGCACATAGGCTGTATCCTCCGCCCCCAGGTAGTCCACCAATAGAGCATCTAGCCGCTCCACACCATCCCAGGTCAGGCCATCCAGATAGTTTTCTATCGGGTTGATGGTGTTGTCCTTAGCCGCGGTTATCATGCCATCCATGATTTTCTCTTTTCCGGTCAGCTTGTAATACTTCTCCAAGTACCGGCGCAGGGCGGCATCGTCGCTGTCACTCCAGGTGCTTCCGTTTACCGTGTCCATGACCTCCCGCCAAGGGAGGCTCCGAAGGGCGACAGGACGCACCTTGAGGTCATTGTAGGCTATGGCTCCTTTTAGCAGGGGATCATGGCGCATGATGATATACGCGTTGTCGATAGTGGAGAGGACCTTGCCCTTGCGGTCCACCTCTAGCTCGTCGGCCCAATTGTCGTCGTCTGGTTCCGTCGAGCCCTCAAAGTCGGCCTTTGCCCGATCTAATCGTTCCTTGTTCAGCAGTCGCTTCACTGCCGCATCAGCGGCGGCCAGATCGGACATCGCAAGGAACGACGGGCGACGGTTGATAGGGGTATCCTGTGGCACGTCCTCGTCCCGCTCCCCGTACAGGTGGATGCGGACCAAGTCGAAGGCGTTGCACAGGCGGCCGGAAATCGGGTCGGTAGCGTGATTGGAGTACACAAACTCGCCGCCGTCGTAGACCACCAAGCCAGCCGCCGTGGAGCCCTTAGCGTAGGTGTAGCGGCCTGGAAGAGCGCAGGGGGTATAAACACCCGGCAAGAACTTATCAATAGCCGTCTCGACGTCGTAGCACCGGCAGAAGGCCCCTATCAGCCCTGGCTTCTCCAGTGGGTTTCCCTGCTTCTTGGCCTCCCGTTTTCTAGCGTCCTCCGCTCTGGCCGCCACCGGCCAATAGGAGGTGTCCCTCCAGTCCGGGTATTGTGCCAGAACCATATCCGGGTCCAACCAGGGCGCATCCCGGAACTCCGGCTTGAACTCACCATTTGCGGCGGTGCTGGGGTAGTACATAATGCGGGTCGGCTGATAGGTCGTGTCGTCAAACTGTTCCATGCCCAGGTCATAGGCCACCCGTCGGCCCACCGCCTCGTACTCTTCCGCCGACACCTGCCGTCGGAGGGGCATCACGAGCCGGAGCCTGGGCTTCTCCGGGGTATGCTTATGCGTGGGGTATGCGGCGACGGCGCAACCGTACACCAAATCAACGGTATCAATGAGATCTGGCTGAGCAAAGTCGGCGTCAAGAGTCAGCAGGGTTCGGTGCTCCAGGTTTTCGGCCTTCCGGCTTCCCTCCCTCAGCCAGCCGCCCACGTAGGCTCCCACATCCTTTATGCGGTCCTGCTCGTCCTTGCTCATTTTCATATATTCCTGTAAAGTCTCTTTCGTCTTAGTAGTCGTGAGCACAGAGCCCAAGAACTCAGACCACTGGAGAGACTTGTTTTTTCCCCGCTTGGCCATTCGGGAGGAAAACGTGGCGATATGCACCTCCCCGTCATATTTAAGGCTGATGCTTGACACCATGCTCCCTCCTTTCTTGGTTCAAAAATTGCCTGATTACTGGCATATCTCGGTCAAACACGGTGCAGTGCTGCGTTGCGTCCATACGGGCGTAAAGGATGAGGGGTGTTTTCCTTCCTGGCCGCCTTGCCCTCAGCACCTCAAACAGGCCCTTTGTCGGCTCGATAATCCAGCCGGTATCCTGTAGCCAGCTTTTGAAAGCTGGAAGGTGTGAAAGGTGCAGTGTGTGTCTATTTGCCAAGGAAATCACCTCAATCTTTCATGTAGAAACTGGCCTCGAACCCAGCCGCCCGGAGGGGTAGCCCAGGGGCCCACGGTAACGGACGGCCCATGATTTCCTGCATATCCTTTAGGGACCCCTCGCTCTGAGGCATATCCGCTATGACTTCGTCATGCACGTGAAACACGATGCGGTATCCGGCCTTGTCCAGTGCGGCCATGGCATCTCGGAGACAGTCCCTCGCGGTGGCCTGGGTGATGTTCTCCACTAGCTTCCCGCCGTAGGATTTCTGCCGAACCCACTGCTTGTTCTGGCCAGTCCCCAGGTAGGTCAGCCCCAGCTTTTCAAACTGCGGTTCCGGCTTCAGCTCCGGCCGGTAGTAGGCCAGTCGCCGCCCGGAGGGCAGGGTGATGAACAGATACCCAGCCTCGCACTCGAAGTGAATGCCGTGATCCAGGGTGGCCGGGCGGCCCTGTACGGCCCCGATAGCCGCTTCCTCGACCTCATACCAGAAACGCACAATGTTCTGGTTGGCCTTGCGCCACCGGCGCACAATGCCAGGGAGCTCGTCCTCCGGGATGCCGCTTTTCAGGGCCCCCATCTGGATCAGCGCCCCGGTGCTGCCCTGGTAGCCACAGGCCAAAGTGGCAACTTTCCCTTTTGACCGGAGATCCGCACGGGGCCCGCCTTTCTTGATGTCGTCCTTCGGCACGTGGAACATCATAGAGGCCGTGGCCTCGTAAATCAGGCCGTCGCCGTAAAATTCCTGCAACACCCACTTCTCCCCTGCCAGCCATGCCAGCACCCGCGCTTCAATCGCACTGTAGTCGCAGACGATGAAGCGGCACCCCTCGGAGGGAATGAAGGCCGTGCGAATGAGCTGGGACAGGACGAAAGGCGGGGAGCCATAGGCCAGCTCCAGGAGGTCAAATTCTCCATTCCGCACAAGCCCCCGTGCGGTCTCCAGGTCCGGCAGCTTGTTCTGCGGGAGGTTCTGGACCTGGACGAGCCTCCCGGCCCAGCGGCCGGTGCGCCCGGCTCCGTAAAACTGGAGTAGGTTGTGCACCCGGCCGTCCCGGCACAGCCCCCGCGCCATGGCCTCGTACTTCTTCACGGAGGTCTTTCCCATTTCCTGGCGGAGCATCAGCACCCGCCGGGTGGTGTCATCCTGGGCAGCGGTCAGCAATGCGGGAATGGCCTCTTTGTCCAAGCTGTCAGTCACCAGCCCCCGCCCGGCCAGCCAGCCTTTCAGCTGGGAGTCGCTTTTGGGGTTGGGGAGGCCGGTCAGCTCCTGGGCTTCGTCCTTCAGCCGGGCAGAGTACTCCGCATCCAGCTTGAGGGCCTGGTCCACCAGCGCTACATCCAGGCGCACCCCTCGGTCGTTTATGCGCTGATCCAGCGCCCAGGCATCTAGTTCGGCCTGGGGCCGGGGCCAGCGGGAGAGTCGTTCCCGGATGTCGGTTTCTACATCCACATCCCGGATGTTATACCGGCGGAACAGCTCCCACTTTTCAGGGGCGTCCCC